GTATAAGTATCATCTGGAGTGCCTAGGAGCCCCTCAGGGTCACCAAAAACACTGTTGCACATTCGTAAGATAGTGGTCTTCCCTGTACCAGCTGTATTGTGAACCATGTTAATAATGGTCCCTTTCTGCCCAGTGAACTTAAGGAGAGGTGCACCAAACGCAGACAAGGCGCCAAACGCCTGGAGTTCCAGGCCAGGTCTGCCATACAAGGCAAAGACTTCTTTCCACTTTTCCAGTGTTCCTTTTTTGTCCATGTAGGCAGCTATGTCTTCAGTTACTGAGGAGAGGGGGCTGTGGAACACACCATCAGCTGTTATTTCCCTGTCACCAACAATGAACTTGCTGTCGTTATCGGCCCAACCAAACTGTACTTTCATTTCATCCGCCTTTTTTTGGTGTTGAAGTTCTCTAACTGAGAGCATCAAATAATCCAGTATCATAGTAAGCCTGCTTTCAGGGGCCACTACTCCGTATTTTGCTAACTCCCTACGTAATTCACCCCTATCTGTTACTTTAGTATTAGGTATTACAAATTCAGAAACTCCATCCTTGGGGAGGTGTAATTTCATAACTACAACATGGCCTAGATTAGGGTCAACCATTCTATCTACGACGTAAAGGTCATGTTCATAAACAAATTTCGGTTTGTCTTCTTCCCCTCGGGATTGCTTGTATACACCCCCATGTTGGCCCCTGAAATAGGGGTCTGGGTAGGTAGGTATAGCATCTGAAAAAATGGTGCTCCCATCATATTCCGCTATGGTATTACCCAGCTGAATAGGGCCTGTCAGTTTGCCTTTGTGAGAGCAACCATCACAGCCCCCAGGATTCTTTGCTTCAAATACGTCACACCCATGCGGGCCTTTTGCACCATTTGCCTTCTTCTGCGCTTCTTCAAATACATAACCAGTGTGGTCTTTTGACAATTTATGTATGGCTTTTTCCCCATCAGCACAGAATTTAGCTATAGAAAGAGCAGAAAACCACATAGGTTCTGGGAGAGTGGCACGTTCTGTGTAGCAATGAAGGAGTTGCTGGCATCCGCTGCCTTCAGCACTTCTGACCATGATTTTGTGGAAGCTGGCCTCCACATTGTCAAACTGCATTTGTTCAAGGGGACTCAATTCACGAGCCACTTTTGGTTCTGGAGTAGAAGTAACCTCTACCCTTAATAGGCTACATAGCTCTTTGTAATCTACACGCGCTGCGCCACCGTGTACTACAGCTACTTTGTTAGGGGGATCATCTTTAAAATTGTATGTGCCTGGTATTCTAAGTATTCTCGCTGTTTCAAATACCGACCCATCAACATAGAGGTCATGGATAGCACAAAGCTGACGTAAGCGGTTAGCGACAGGTTGCCATTGTTCAGGAGGTACTTCTTCAGTTAAAGCCCAGTAGACGTGCAGACCACGGCCTGAGTTGACAATTATAGGCTTGGGTAGGCCAATGAGTTCACAAAAGTTTTTAAGTGCTTGGCCCCCTGCAGCCTGATCTATATACCCAAAGGGTTTGCCTGTTTCTTTATTGACAGCAGCTTTAGCAGGGCCACAATCTATGTCAAGCCAGAAAGATTTTAGTGCGCGTACATTATCTTGCTTTCGATTTTCACCAGTAATGTACTTAGCCAGACCAAAAAATACGTTGCGCTTTTCTTTAACAAATTCTATAGCAAGTGCGTCTACTTCTTTTCTAGTAGCCACAAGACGTTGCTTAACATCTTTTTCATGTTTTATACCTAGGACTGCGAACCAGCCACCAGAAGGTTGAACGATGCTTAAAAGATCGGTCTCATCCATTTTACTTTTTTCAGGGGGCACTCACCCCCCACTTATTAGCGGTGAGTAGAATTTACGTAGAGGGAGTTATAAAGGTTCTAATGCCTTTAGTAGTCTGTTCGCTAGGAGCACTAAGCCCTACAAACCAGTTGTAAATGGTCTGCCTACTGACACCTAGCTCAGTTGCAACGTGTGCAACAGGTATATCATGTTCTATACAGAATTTTCCTAACTCTACACCGAGCCGACAATCGCGGTAACCATCACCGGCTTCTTCGTTTAGCTGAATTAATCGTGCGCTATATCCAATGCTCATATTAAGCGTCTTCGGCAGCGGTGTCTGCGCCCCACTCATCTATGATATCGGATAGCTTTGAAGATGCAGAAGGGCTAACTTTTTTTGCACCTTTTTTAGCACGTTTAACAGGGGGTGCAATAACTTCCTCTTCAACTTCTTCAGCGGGTTCTTCTACTCCAAAAAGATCATCAGAGTCACTTTCTGATGGGGGGAATGCCGTGGCATTACTTATGAAGCCTTCTTCCTTTTGAAAAGGTGATGGAGGTGTGAAAGGCACGTAATCAATAACCTGTACAGCACGTAGGCGTAAAGAAACACCACAGCTTGTTGGCATCTTGTAAGGATAAAGTTCAACAGCTAAGTGTACTACGCTGCCTCCGGTCAACATAAAATCATCTGCAAGTGCGGCATTATCCGCGCCAAATTGCCCTGGTTTTTTAGTTGCGATGCCTTTAAAAGATGCGGCGATCTTGCTTTTACCAATCCAGTTGCCCTCTTCGTTTTTCTTGAAAGGCATTTCCAGTTTATCAGGCCAGCTGTCATCTCTGTCTTCCGTAGTTACAAATACTGCATTCATTGCGTTATACAATGACTTTGCTTGGGTTTCAGTCATAACAAAATTAAGTTCATATTTGGCATCTTTTTCTAAAGCATCACACGGAACACTTCTTCCTGCTGTAGTATCAAACCGATAGGGCTGGTTGATACGCGGATACAACGCTTTTACATCTCTAACTATGTAAGTTACTAATTTACTTTTACTCATGCACAACTCTCCTTAAGAGGTGGTTTTGGTGGATTTTCTAACTTGGATTTTGTATTCAGGTTTAGTTTGAAGCCCAGGCGGGGAAGCATCGGGATTATCTTCAAGGAATGCCTTCATGTTACCGTGGTGGATTCTCTTCTCCAGGAGAAAAGGAGCACTGTGCGTATCAATGAAGGTATATAAGGACTCCCAATCACTCACCCAGTATTTATTTAAAACTCGACGCGTAATTGTCCCTGCTGAAGTCTTCAGACTATCAACATTCAATTCATTACACAGGGTTAAAAATTCTTCGTCAATACAAGCAAGTTGTTCGCGGAGTCCTGCTACTTCGTTCTTGTGTTGTTCTTCCTTAGCTCTGAGTACATCTCTAATTCTGACATAGACGGTGGCTAATTCATCTACATCTACGTTTGATTTTTTTACCATGATCGCTCCTATAAAGGGACGACCAGTCTAGCATTGTAGTTTACATTGTCAATAGGTTTATTCAAATTCTTGTCTATATAAATCAATTAATTTGATGTGGTTATCAATGTTGGCCTGGAGCATACTATAGAGCTTTGCCTCTACTTCACTACCCCTAATATGCACAATGGTCATAGGATTATGCTGTCCGGGTCGGTCTATGCGGGCGTTAGCTTGAAGGTAAGTTTCAACACTGGTAATCGGGGAGTACCAAACAATAGTGTCGGCTGCTGTCAGGGTAAGCCCATGTGCTGCGGCCTTAGGTTGGATGATTAATACTTGGGGGTACTTCTTTTCCTGGAAGTTCTTAATAATTTCATTGCGGCGGTTAACAGGAACCTTCCCCTGAAGCACAGCACAGTTTATGTTGCTTGCACCAAGAAAATCTTTAAGTAATTCAATAGTATGGGTGAAAGGGACAAAAACCAGCACCTTATGGGAGGCTTCTTCAATCACTTCCCTAACGACTTTTAACCGATTGCTTACATTGAATTCAAGGACTTCCCTGTCATCTGAATAGACTGCCCCACCTGAAATTTGTAACAGCTTATTCAGGCTAATTGCTGCGTTTACAGCTGTTATTGATTCTCCATCTGCTACCACTAGCATCTGCTTCTTTAGTATGTGGTAGTACTTTTTCTGCTGGGGGGTGAGCGGGGCTTCCCGTTCTGTGTAAGTAACAGGAGGGAGGTCTAAGCACTGGTCTTTTTCAAATCTGATTGCGGGCTGCAAGACTCTGTGCACCGTTGCTTCTGAGTCAGGTTTGGGCCTCCATACGTACTGGGAAACTTTGTGCATCACTGTGTCCCTGAACTGCCCAAAGTACCGAGGGAGGCTATCGGGGTTTATAAGTCTGGCTAAACCAAAAGCATCTACAGGTGATTGAGCAGCAGGGGTACCAGTGAGCATCCATAGCCATTCTACATTTTTAACTATATCTCTTAACACCTTCCAACGATTAGTCTGGGCGTTCTTATATGCATTAGCCTCATCAACTACAACCATATCAAAATTACCATTTATGATTTCGTTTTTTACTACAGCTACTCCATCATAGTTAATGATTACAAATTCTGCTCCTGCAGCAATAATTTTTTTACGCGCATTAGCACTCCCATGTGCCACAGAACAACTTCTATGCATGGCAAATTTAAATAGGTCTTCCTGCCACGCACTACTCATTATAGAAAGGGGACAAATAACTAACACACGTTTTATTTTTCTTATTTTGATTAAGTAATCAGCAGCCCATATAACAGATGCTGTCTTACCTGTACCCTGCTCATTAAAGCAAAAGGCTTTCTTATAGATAGTTAAAAAAGAAGCTGTTTCACGTTGGTGTTGGAAGGGTTTAAGTTTTCCTGTCCAGCGGTAATCTCTTTTTATAGTAGAAGGAAGGTCTTTTATCTTAAGCCCAGCAAGAATCTGAGTTTCCTCCAACCCCCAATTAACAGCTACTTCATAAACACCGTTATGCTTGCCAATAATGGCACTCTTTTCTATTTTTTCTGTAACCAGGTGGGGGCGTTTCGTCCTTAGGACAATCGCCTTGTCGTTTACTGTATGCATTAGCTTTTCTTGGAACGTCCTCTGCTCTTAACAGACCTGTCGCTGTTACGGGCAAAAGAACGGTTATCACTTTTACTCTGTGCAACCAGGTTGCTACCTTTGTTTGTGCCTCCTTTAGAGATAGGTGTGTTGTGATGTACATCTTTACCATCTCCTTTTTTAACGGTGCCCCGTTTCATCAGCTTGGCCCGTGCCGCATTACGCTTTGCGCGGTTGGCCTTTTGTTCTTCTGTGCCGTGATACTGGGCGTACTCTTTCTTATAGGGTCTAGGTTTGTTTTTGTAAGGCATTAGTCTCTCCTGTTGTGTTCACAGGTAAGCACGGGGCAGAATCTGCACAACGGGCCAGATATTGCATTCCATACTCCTGATTCTTCCGCACCTGCAAGGCGTTCAAGTTCTGGGTCAAAAGTTGCAAAGTATGAATCACGCAACTCTGCTTTATGTTCTTTCTTAATAAAGTCATTGCTTACTACATATACTAGCGCAGACTTTAGGGTTTCTATCTCTGGGAAGTGAGTGAAAGTAGCTGCAGCTAACAAGTCCAGTTGTTTAGTATCTGCGTAACGGGCATTCTTTCCTGTCTTGTAGTCAACAAGGTAGCCCCTGGTTCCATTGATAATAAGCAAGTCAGCTATCCCCCGCCACCACACGTCATCTGCAAAAAATCTACA